GTCACCTGGCGGATGCCGAACGCCTCGGCGGTGTCGTTAACGATCCGATAGGTTTTGAGCTGGCCGCCGCTTTCGGTGCTTTCCGCCAGACGCATCAGCGTGCGCAGGTACGCCAGGTTTTTATAGGCAATCGTCATCGAAACAGTCAGCGTTTTGGGTTTGAATCCCTTATGCGACTTCTCGGTGTTGCTGGTCTGCCCCGACATATCATCGCTCTCGATCCTGAGGTTGGCCGTCACCTTCATCCGGTTGCCAGTGATCTGTTCCCCGTTAAGCAGCATCGTCATAGACCCACCAACTCGCGAACAAAACTCAAGCCCTGCAGCGATCCGACCAGCATGACGCCCGACGACAACACCCATTCATGACCGGGTGTGCCATTGCCATCAAGCAGCGCGGCGCGCAGTTCGCTGGCACTGCCTGGCCCTAGCAGACGAGTCTGCATGCTGGTGTCGGGCGTGCCCCCGGCAAGCAGATCTTTCAGGGCGCTCAGCTTCGCGTCCTGGCCTAGCGCCTGTTCCGCTTTGCGCTGGGCCAGTTGGGCCAGATCACTCAGCGGTGAACTGTCTGCTGCGTAGCTCTCCAGCTGGGCCAACTGGCCGTTGATCGAGGCGCTGGCCGCTTTGAGTACGGTGCAACGCTCAAGCGGCAGATCTGCCCAGCGTGGCATGGCTCCTACGCTGGGAATCTCCAGCTTGCTGATTTCAAGATCGAACAAATGCTGGGCACGTCGCTCAGCCTTCTGCAGCTCTGGAATAGGCATCAGTGCGTTGAATTTCGACAGCACACCGGACATTTGGTCAAAGCGCGTGCCCAGGAACAAAATCACCAGCGCGTACTGCTCGCCAGTCGGAGTTGCTGAATCGGTAGTGTCCTCCAGCTTGTCAGCTAGACGCTGCACCAGGTTAGGTGCAGACAAGAACCGCTGGTAGCCGCTGCCCTGCCCCACGCCACTCTGAAATGGCGTGATGACCACGCACTTCGGGATCTCGCCAAACTGGCTGTCCAAGGCCGCTCGACCGGTCGCAACCACACCTTTCACTGCTTCGCCAATAAGGCTTAGATCCGTGGTCACCTGATTCTGCAGCGCACTGAGGCGCACGGATGCGCCATCCAGTTGAGCGGTGGCCATGTGCTTGGCCGCGTCCATTTGGCTCATCCACTGGGTTGCCTGCTCTGGCCAGCGCATCGTCACGGGCAACCACATCACGATTGCAGATCCTTCCAGGTGATAGCGCCGATCGCGGCTAGGTCAGCGGCAGCGAGCGCTTCATCCAGCTGCAGCTTGTAGGTGTGCGCGTGTCGCAATTGCTGCAGTTTGAAAACGGCAAACGTATCACCCACCTCGCGCAATTGAAGGCGTGTATGCGGGAGGAACGCTCTGATCAGTCTTTCGTCCCGGCACGGGTAGTCCACGTCCTGGTCATGCACGATCATGCCAATCAGGTTCAACTGGTCATGCACCTGGCTGCTGTAAAAGTGCGGTGCGCCCAGAGCTGACGCCCAGAAACCCGCCGTAATGACTGCTTCACAGTCCCGATCGATTTCCTGCACTCGCTGTGTATAGAGCTGCTTTAGCCGCTCGCCGGACTCTTTCAATTCGCCGTTGACCAGCACCCACCCGTTCTGCACATCACTTGCGCAGGCCATCCATACCAATGACGGATGGAAGCGCCCCTCCGGATTAATGCCAGTGAGTTCGACCACTGTGTCATTTTCAATTCGTGCCCACATGCTCTGCTCCTCAGTACCGGATGATGACCGCGCCCGCTGCGCCGTCTGCTGCCTTACCGCCGTTGTCCATCCGGCCACCGCCACCGCCGCCAGGTCCACGACCGATTCGCAGTACTCCATTAGCGGCACCGGTCGCCGACACCGGCACACCGGCACCGCCCGGGCCGCCACCGGCACCGGCTACACCCAATACCGAGGTACTGGTTCGTGCGCCGGCGTGGCCATCGCCTAAGCCGTAATTAATGTCGCCGCCGCTACCGATACCGGAAAACCCGCCCTGCCCGTTGGTGGTCCCACTGGATCCGCCGGTCGCCGACATGTAGGCACCAAACGCTGATGACCCGCCATTGCCACCTACGCCGTCAGAAACGGAATACGTAGCGCCGAAACCACCAGCCCCCACAGTGATTGAAACAGTTTCACCCGGATTAGGACTGATCAGCCCTTCGGCAACCCCGCCGCCACCGCCGCCGCCGCCGTACAGCGAACTGTTACGCCCGCCGCCACCGGCGCCGATGACCGTGATGTAAGCCCTGGAGACATCATTGGGAACCACCCAGGAGTAAACGCCTGGAACGGTGAACGCCACTTGCCCACGGAAGGGCAGCAGCGATTTGGTTTCCGCTTTGGTCAGCGCGTCGGTAACGCCGATACCGGCCAGCGTCGAGGGATTGGTACCGCCGATGACGTGGCCACGCTTGTCAACCGTGACACTGCGATAGGTGCCAGCGGCAAGCCCGGTAGGGCCTGAGGCCATTTCGAAGGTGAGTGCCGTGGTTCCGAGCACGATTGGACCGTCAGTCACCAACTGCCAAAGGCTGTCGCCGTTGACGGTCCCTTTCTCAATGGGAATCAGCATTCCCGGCGTGACCTCCAGACTGGCATCGGCATCAGCCGCCCGCGCCCAGTTGCCAGGAGAAACGACGTACAGACCGTTTTGCGCTGCAGCCGCCTGGTCCTTGACCAGAACCCGCTCGCCATATGCAGCGACCACGCCGTCAATGCGTTGCGACCCGCTAAGCTCCACCGGCGCAGTCGTCGCGACTACGGCGGATTGCTTGTTGTCGAGCTTGTTGATTTCGTCCCGCACGAAAGCCCGGGAAGCGAAGTACTGCACCAGGACGGCATCGATCGGTTCTACGGTGCGCCGGTCGGTGATGGTGCTGCTGGTCAGATCTGCGATCGGCACGCAGTAGTGCCGCACGCCGAGGCTATCCGCGTAGTCGGGACAATCAGCCGCGAACACGACTTTCCAGGTAGCAACCACATCATTCAGCTCACGCTGCAGGCAGACGTCGAGCCAGGCAGTCGTTGGGAACCCCGTCGGTACCACCGGCAATGCCGCAGATCTGACCAGGCGGATCCCTTCGACGTAGGCAGTACCAGGTTTCAACTGATAGGCGCTGCCGACCTTCTCCATCTGCAGGGCCGTACCAAAGAAACAGGCCCGGCCAAACATTTCGCGATTGCTTTGGCGCTCGCGCTCATCAATGCCGGCCAGGCGCACCGTGAAGTCGTGCTGCCAGGTGTTGGCATCAATGGTGATACCGGTCAGCGCTTGGGCCCCGTCAAACACCACCAGGAAGTTGCGGGTGATGTTGTTGCCGACCTGCAGTGGCGGAATGTTGCGGCGCTTCTGCTGGATCGGAACGTAAGAGACCGCGAACAAAACGCCTTCGGCTGTTTCCAGGCCGATCCAGTTAAAGTCCCAATCGCCGATATCGGAACCGATTTGCGCGCTGTAGACCACCTGATTGGAGTTTACGTAACCGGCGTTATCGTCTGGAATCTGGTAGGAGTAGACGATATTTGCGGCAGCAGGCTTCGGCGCGGCGCGGTCGACAGCGCTGCTTGGGTCAAGCCCTGGGACGTTGGCAAAAATGAAGCGTGAAACCTTCAACCCTTGCTGGGCGACGTGTTTTTGAGCGATCAGGCTTTCGCCCGCCACGGTAATGCTGGCACCCATCAGAGGGTCTCCTGAAGACTGGCGACCAGGGTTTGCTGGTCATCGTTGAAGTCCACTGCGGCGATCCGGAATGGCACGGGGGTGATGGTCACAAAGTCGTATCGACGGCAGGTGCGGCCGTATTGCTGGATCAGGACGCGCAGTAATTCCGGGTTCTGCGACAGCTGGGAGTCGCTGAGGCGAAACAGCACAATGTCCCAATCGAGGGTGGGCAAACGCTCCTCGATCTCGACATAGCCGACGCCGAGGCGCATCAGGATGCGCTTCATGCCGGCAGTGCTACCGGCGTCCACAGCGTTGATAAAGGCGTACTTCACGCGCAGACGGTAAAGCGCCTCGGGTTCGCCTTTGAACCGTGTGATATCGCGCTGCCAGGCCAACAGGTCCAGAACCGCGAGGTGACAGGTTTCGGCGTCCATCTGCAGCAGTGGCCACCCCATCCAGCTTTCGGCCTTATTCCACCAGGACTGGGCGGCGGCTTTGAGTTTGGTCAGCTCCGCCCCATCAAGCCAAAACGGCAAACTGAGCTTAATCATTGACGGTCACCACCAATGACCGGATCCGGGGAATGCTCAGCTCGGACACGATATCGGCGTTCGCAAAGCGCAGGGACTCAAGCCCTGTGAACTGAACGTGCAGCTCCTCGCCGAGGCGGCTGAATGAAAACCGGGATTGCGGATAGGTCAGTGTCGGCTGGTAGTCGGTCGTCGTGCTTTCGCGAAACGCTGCCCGAATGAACATTTCCACATCAGACTTGAGTACCAGGCGCTGCGCGTCGGTCAGGATCGAGCGTGGCCAGATCTGGATTGCAATGTCATTGAAGGTTTCGGGCATGACCATGACCTGCATGTCATCCCCATGGCCGTGGTTGCCTTCGTCGCGGATCTTCGCGTTGATTTCGACCAGGTACGCCGCCGCCGGCACGCTCGCCTCAAACAACACGTAAGCATTGGCGCTGCCTGGCCCGCGTGGCGCGCCGTGTTCGAAGTACACGCCATTGGGTTGAACACCAGGGAATGCCGAGATCAGCGCCCGGTAAACGGCGTCGGTGTGCCACTGGTTGACCGCCGAAAACTGGTTACGCACGCGAAGCCGCAACTCGTCGTTAGGTTCCTCATTCGTACCCGGGGCGGTCAGCCACTCTTCAGTGTTGGTCACGGATGCAATGCCCGGTACCGGCGACGGCAATACACCGTAGTACCCCGGGGCCAGGTTGAAACCGTTGCCCGCCTCGATCGCCTCGACCGGCACTTGCAGCTGGATCAAGCCGTCTGTGAATGTCCCGACTGCAGTGGTCACCAGCTGGTAAACGTGGCCGTTGATTGAAGACGACTGCACCACGGTGCCGATCGCCACTTCAAGCGCGCCACCCGATGCTGCGCGGGTGAACAGGACGGTGCCCTGTGCCTTGGTTGCGCCCTTGCGTTCCACGTCGACCGCCCATGCCAGCATGTCCAGCCAGGCACCCGTCGCGGTTTTGACAAAGAAGTTAGGCAGCACGGTGGCGACAACGAAGTCCAGCAGCCACAACACCGGCTTGGTCACCAACGCCGTGACCACGCGCCAGAATGGCGAATAGCTGCTGGAGTTGGCCAGCTTGCTGCCCTGGGCGGTTACTTCCGCTTCCCATGCCTGGCGCAAAGCCGCATCCGTGGTGGGAATGCCGGCGTCGACCAGCGCCTGTTTGAAATCTACGTCGCTCAAAGCGTTACCTCGATCGTGCCGAATTTGAGGGTGGTGGCTGTCACGAGGTATTGGCCTGGCTCCAGCTGTGTGATCAGCGCGGTACCGGGCACCAGGCGCACGTCGTCTTCCACTAGCAGTTCCATCTGCTGGATGCAGTCGCGTTGTTTGAGGCGGTTGCGCTCGGCCACCAAGGTCACCAGTAGCCCGCTTTCGCGGATCATGTGCGCGATGTCCTGGGCGATGCAGGCGCGGTCTTCGACTGGATGGGGCTGACGAGAACGGTCCAGTGCCAGGTCGTTATCGGTGATGAGCAGATCGATGTAATCGCTCATCCGCCCACCGCCATGCTCATCATGTTTTCAATCTCAAGCGGGGTCATAGGCTTGGAGGTGTTGATGTTCACGTTCTCCACGTGAGTGCCCTTGTTCTGTGTCTGGTTGTTGGTGGTGTTCTGGATGCTGCGCAGCAATCCGCCCTGAGGCACCGCTGCCGGTCGAGTCGGTGACAGGTTGGCGGTGGTCGCGACCATACGCTGGCGGGCGTCATCCACCTGGGCGCTCTGCGCGGATGCCATAACCAACGGTGGGACCGGAACCAGGCCGACCTTGGGCTGCGTAACCGATGCAAGCGGCGTGGTGATCTTAGGTTGTGTAACCGCCGCCAGCGGTGTAGCCAAAGCGACAGGGCGCTGCAGCAATGCCGCGCCCTGAGGTGCTGCAGCTGCGTTACCTGGCATAGCGGCTTTTTTTGG